TTCCCTAAAACATCAGAGAACTCCAACCTGTATTTTACTCCGTATGCCATTATTTTAATCTGCCTCGATTACGATCTGCCCTCTGAAGTGCAACGACCAGATCCTGTCCATTAATTTTAAACTCCCCTCCCACATTGACCTGCTGTGCTTGTTTGCCTCCAAGCATTCCCTCAAGTTTATTGAGAGGAGCAATAACTTCAGGATTCTGCTTCGCTCCTGTGTATTCTCCCATCATTCCGAGCGTAGTTCCTGAAACAATACCTCCATCAGCAAATTTTGGAATTGCAGCAAATGCACTCATTACTCCTCCCACTGCTGTTGCAATAAAAGCAGGAGTTGTGAAAATAGCAGCAGGACCAGTTCCTGCACCTGAAGCAGTTGCACCTGCAATGGCTTGTGAAATCGATGAAGCCAACATCATTGCAATCAAATCCATTACTGTTGAAATCATACCTTTTACAAATCCTTGAAATCCACTATCTGCCAACCCTAAAGATTCAACCAATCCTGCAGTCATGTTGCTAAATGCACCTGCAACCGATTCCCCAACTGAAGTGGCAATTTCATTGATGCCTTCCATTGAAACTCCCAACCCTTCTAAATACTGTCTAATTAAATTAACTTTTTTTCCTGTTTCTTCAGGATCTGGCAATCCAATAGGATCTGTTGCACCACCTGTGGGAGCAGCTCCATCTCCTCCTGTTGCAGATGTAGGAACAGCAGCACCTCCTCCACCAACATCTCCGATCAATCCCTGAACTAATCCTGTGGCTTGATCTGCAATATTTGTCAATGCACCCTGAACTTGATCAACAGTTTTCTTTTCAAGATTAGATCCAACTGCATCACTCAAAGAATCAGAAAATGCATTTCCGATGTCAATTCCTGCTTGATTTGTTATTTCTATTGATTCATTGAATCCTTCAGTGAGAATATCTCCAAATGATCCTTTTATTCCTTTTGCTGAAAATTCCTTAATCAATTTCCACATTGTGCTGAATCCATTGACAACTTGATCAACCTGTGCTTTTGCTGCAATAAAAACAGTTGCAAAAACTGCTTTCAATAAAAATATCGCTTTTCTTAATATTTCAGATCCATTATATAAATCAACAAACTGATTATACAATCCAACAACAACAGGCATGATTTCATTCCAATTCTTATGTATGACAAAAGCCACTCCTGCAAGTGCAGCAGCCACTAATCCGATTGGAGATAAAAGAACCCCCATCAATGTTGTAAGTGATCCCACAAGCGTTATAATCGTAGGCAATACAACTGCAATTGCTCCTAATCCGAGTATTAATTTCTGTGTGCCTGTATCAAGATTAAAGAATGCATTGAACACTTGTTGAATAGCTCCTGTAACTTGTTGAAATATAGGGAGTAATCCTGTGAGTAATTGAGATCCTAATTGAGAGAAAGATTCTCTCACAGTTCCCAAAGCTTTTCTCATTTTAAATTCTGCTGATTCACTCGTTGCATCGAATGCTGTTTGGGTCATCCCCATCGTATTATTCATTCTAGCAAATATCTCATTGTTTGTTTGAGCACCAGATCCCAATAAATCCAACACCCCTTTTAATGCTCTGATGTTTGGGAAAACAGTTTCAGCTCCTTTTGCGTTGGCATCAAACGAAGTTTTCAAAGTGTGCAAAGCTGCCAACAATCCTTCATCTTTGATTTGCTTTTTTAATCCTGCAGATGATAATCCCATTGCAATCAAAGCATCTTCAGCTTTTGAACTTGGAGCCAACAATCCTGCAAGTATTGCGTTCAATTGAGTAGCTCCTTCAGCAGCTCCTGTTCCCGTTCTACTCATTGCAGCAAGTGCAGCACCTACTTCATGAAATTGAACTCCCATATTGGATGCAACAGGCAAAACAGATCCCATTACTGCAGCTAATTCATCTGCTTCAATAGATCCTTCACGAATCGAAGCAGTAACAACATCAGTTGCATTTGCAGCAGATAATGTATCTGATCCATAGGCATTCATTGCTGCTGAAGCAAGTTTCGCAATATCTTTTGTTTGTCCCATTCCGATTGCAGAAGCTTTCAATGATCCTTCAAGAGCTTCCATTGCATCAGATCCACGCAAACCTGCAGATGTAATAAAGAATAATGCATCAGCAGCTTCAGAAGATGATACAGCAAATTCAGAAGCCATTTCTCTGACTTTTACACCCATTGAATCAACTTCATCTCCTGCAATACCTACAAGAGATTTAATCATTGTCATTGACTTATCAAAATCAGCAGCCATCTTGATTGATGCACCACCTGCTGCAACCAATGGCAGGGCCAATCTCGTTTGCAGAGATTTGCCTACTGATGAAATACCTTGTCCGAATTTTTTTAATCTGCCTGATGCAGTGTTGAGAGTTGCATTGAGTTTGGAAGCATCTCCCAGAAGCGTTACCCTTAATTGATTATCTGCCATGCTGATTGAATTATGGGTAAAGATACGAAATCCTTATGTTTCGAATTTTGAATTAAAAGTACTTGATTTTACCTTTTCACTAAAGCTTTCATATTGCTCCTTTGTGGATTTTGGTTTATCCTTTTCCATTTTTGCATATATATCCTGTGGCAATTCAAAGAGTTTTTCTGGAGCAATCATTTGAGATTTTTTTGTTGCATTTACATTGTAAACCATTGCAGCAAGATATCTCACTCTCTCCCACTCTTTATTGTTGCTAATGTAATTAGCTTCTCCCAGAAGATGATTTTCCTTCCAAGTGTTTTTCCAAAAAGAATCAGGATTGATCCCCACTTGCCCAATGAAATAATCCATTAAGGAATCCCAAGTTAGGGTTTCAGAACTTACTGTTCTGTTTTTTTTTCTGTTGGTTTGGCATCGTTTCTCTTAACGCCCATGTTGAGATCATTGCCCAAGATTCTGGATTCCATCATTGCAGAAACCATACTCTCAAGATCTTCAGCATTAAGATCTTCAAGCCACATTCCTACTTTGAACTCATTGTAATCAACATCATTCCCCTCCTCTTGATCATTCGCTAAGATTGCTGAATAAACCAAAGATCGGATTGTTCCAAGAGATATTCCCTCCTGAAAAACATCTCCGATCTTGTCTAATGGAATGCCTAAATTATCAGTAAAATTTGCCCAGAAATTCATTGAAAAATGAAGCTTCCGAACCTTACCACCCAACTTGATTGAGTAGTATCCCCTTTGTTTGTTTGCCATTATTTTACTTATTTATTATCCGTCTGAAGCAGCAATGTTCCCTGTCAATGTAATTGATCCAGAATAGCTCACAGGAGATTCCATCTCTGCAGATTGCTCTAAAGAAGATATAAATCCTTCTGCTGTGAAAATACGATCTCCTGTTGTTTCAGTTCCAAAAACACAAGTTAATTGAGTTCTCGCTAGAAGGAAATCAGCCAATTCAGTTACATTGCTTGTATCATCATAAGTAACCAATCCATCAAAAGAAATCTCTCCACTCATTACACCTGCAATTACTTCCTGAAATCCACTGCTGTCTTTTGTAGTGGCTTCTGGGAGATCAGTTGATAATGAAAGTGAACAAGAAGTCGTATGACCTAGATTAGTTCCTTCTACTGAAAGCAACAAATTCGTTCCGTTAAATACACCTGTTGTCGGCATAGCTTTTGATTTTTAATGATTAAAATTTCTATACAAATATAGTTATTTTTTAATTACTCAAATCAGTGTTATGCATAGCTGATTCCGAAAAAAGTATGCACACCATTATCTGATATGGTAATTTCATGATCATTCCAATCTTCAGGAGCTTCATCAATATCCTGCCAAAGAACATCAACTGAATAATTCTCTGCAAATACAGGAGCTTTGATCTCCTCTTGCGTTTCATTATCCCATTCTCCCTGATCAATAAGCACACGACCTAATTTGACGATTGTATGTTTATGGATCGGATGAGATCTTCCATCTTCATCTTCAGAATGTGGCAAAGCATCGATTAATGCTTGTGCATCCTCTTCACTTGTAAATTCGTACTTTTTAAATAAATATCCCATTTTCTTAACTTGTTAAATTTTGAAGTTCTGTATCTGTTAGTGCTGTATCGTATAATCTCGCATCTTTAATTTCAGCAAGTGCGGGAAAATTTGAACC